ATGCGGGTCCCGAGAATCATAAAGACGGAAAAACATTCCGCCCACCGTAGGAATCGTAACATCCCAACCAAGCCCATCCGAATCAACCAACTCATCATCGTCATTGCTGTTGAGCATAACATAACCCATGAACAGCGTTGTCTCATACATAGCAGGGACAAACGCAAGCACTGACAGACTAGCCGTGAACAGATACGCCATGAAATGCGAAGGTTGCCCGACCATCCCATAACATAACCACAACACGCCAAAAAACACTGCCCACAGGACAGCAACTTTCATTCCTTTAATTACCATAATCAACCTCCTAGGTTGTTTGTTGTTTATATTACACCAAAGGTGTAACACGGTAGAGGTTACCTACCGTGCTACACCCCAATCTTTCAGATTAAGCCAAGCCCCGTTACGGTTTGCATAACCCATTCCACAGGATTCTCAACGCACTGAGTAGCACGGGATTCCAAGCGTTCCATCCGAATGTCAGCGTTCACAGTCGGAGCGTACACCGTGTGAACCGTTCTGCCATAACTGCCGCCGTTCACTGCATCAATTTGCTTGGCACAGGACGACATTTCACGGACAGCGAACGCCATGCGGCGAAGCATCGCAGGATGCGCCAATGTGAACATCAACTCGTCAATGTCCAGCCTGTCGGTTGGGTCATGCAATTTCGTGACCGTAGTGTGACATGTCGTGCCGCTTGTAATTGCTGTCTCGCCGTAAATCTCTACAGAAACACCAAGTTTCTGCAAAGTGTCAACCAATGCCAGCAACACAATGCCCCGTTTCATAATGAACTCACCACTGAACGATGACGATGCGCCGTAGTCAATAAACAGTTTGACTACCTTGCCCATACGCTCCTGAGGTTCCATCGGGAAGTCAATCATGCACATCGGTTCGTTACCACAGTAACGACCAACATCCACAACACCACCAGCGACATTCCACTGCATAGCAGGGGACAACTCCAACCTATCGGCAATGACCTCCGACATGTTGTTGAGAAGTTTCTCAACCTCAGGACGAACATCATGCCAACCGCTACGGGCAAGTTGTGCCGCATCGGCAAAGCATTTCATGCCGTCCCACTCACTGCCACGGTCCGCATTGGATGACCCCATTTTCGGGTTCTGTTCAACATAGTTGAGCATCGCACCGAATGAATCAAAGTAGTCAACATAAACGGCAGAGCCGTTTAACTGTTGCTTAACTGTGTTACTTGTGTACATTTCAACCTCCAGTTGAATCGTGATTATGATTAAGCCGACACCGACAAGGTTACACCTTGACGAATCTTCTCAACTTGGTCCTGCTTGGCACCCTTCAACACAGTGGCGGCATACACCTTGTTCATGTCCATGCCCTGTGACAACAACGCCGCACCGTTCGCCGTAGCCCTAGGGGAAACGATGACCCGAAGTCCAGCCTCAGCGACATTCTGTCGGGACTGCCGAACAGCCTTAACCCAACATGATGCAGTTGCCGAAGGCAACGCATAACCAGCCAACATTGCATCCTCCACCGATTCATCAATGTCTACATTGAAGAAGGCGAAACGGTCCAAGGTTGCACCGTCAATCGGGTTACGACCAACATACTCGGCTGTCGCACCGTTGCCGTAGGTATTACCTGCCGCAACAGCGATGAAATTTTCGTGTTTCTTCACCATAGCATCGGGAAACGCCATGAATCCGTTGGACAATGCGGAGTTAAGAACTCCGAGAACATTGGGGTTCGCATTGTCAATTTCATCCAGCAAGTAAACGCCGCCGTTCTGAAAGAACTCACGCAGTTTCGTTGGCACATATTTGCTGTTGGCATCCTTGAAGCCCTTTAGGGCATACTCCGTTGTCGCCGCTGTCAAGTTTTCGGCATGGAAGTCAAGCCCTAGTGCATCTGCCGCCTGAGACACCATAGTGGTCTTGCCAGTGCCAGCAGGACCCACAAGGAAAGTGTTGCAACGAGCCGCCACCGACATCATAATGTCGGAAAACGCCTTGTGTTGAACACCCTTCAGGGTGAGAGTCGGACGGTCCTTTATGACGATTTGTGTAACCTTCGGTTGCAAAGCGTCAATTTTGGTGGACAGTCTGTCCAATGCCACTGCAGTGTCCAACGCCAACGGGTCAACAACATCGGCAACGATGTTGCGAACTGCCTCATCATCAATCCCAACAGGGATTGTCTGCATAATGTTTGCAACCATAGTTGCAATGACAGCATCCAACGATGAACCAGTAGGCAAAGCCGAAGGCTGTACAGCAGGGACAACAACCGAAGGTTGAACAGGAGCAGGAGCCGAAGGCTGTACGGGAGCCGAAACACCCAACAACTTTGCGTTCACAATCCGTTGGATTGTGTCCAATGTTTTGTGCATCGGGGTCCCAGCCCATTTCACATTCAAGAATGTGCCAAGTTTGATAAGGGTATTCTTGTCCATGTCTTTGACATGGACACTGGCATAGTGTCCGTTCTCGTTGAGAACCTGAACTAGCATTTTATCTCGGTCAACCGAGATAATCGTTGGTGCTTTCGTAGCCATGTGTAACCTCCATAGCATGTTAGTGTGGCTGTCCGTTCACGGACATCTAATGCTAAAGCATTTGCTCTAGCCACCATCGTGGACGATAGCAGAATTGCACTGCCCAACGCTAAAGCGTTGCTATTTCGTCCCACTGACCTTTCAGGTCAGTCAACAACCTTCAGGTTGTCATAATCGGCATGGAGCGAAATCATCGCACCAAGTTTCGGCACTACACTTACAGTGTAATTCTCGTGTTCCCGACCCTCATCGTCACACCAGTAACCAACATCCAGTTGGTTAACGAACCACACTTCACCAACACGCTTTCCTTTCAGGAAAGTAACTTTGTCGCCAACTTGCATATTCAACCTCCAGTTGAATCGTAGGATTATATTTATGTCCCTTAGGACATAGCGGAAAGACAGGGAATTGAACCCCGTTAATCCCCACGATGACTCTAGCATAATGCGTCCATCATCGCAAGGATTCTCACTGCCTGCAAGCCTCCCGTGATATTCGTGGGTTATTGTCGCCCCGAATAACATTTCATGTTAGCACAAGTAATTCCGATGCCGTCAACTGCACACAATTCATCGCCATTCGCCGTACTACTAAGCCGAAGGCTTCATTATGATTTTCAGTGTCAACGACAATCCTACAGATTGTCCATGCTACTAACCAATGTGAACATCGTAAACGATGTTCGTGTCGCTTTACGCCGTCCCTCATTTCATTGAGGGAGAATAGGTTGCCCTGCGACTCCAACAGCCATCCATGACTCATGACAAACGCCATGAGGTGTCGCTGTGTGGCGTGCCGATTCGTATTGCTCAGCACTGCCGTTCGGTTGCCGATGCCACGATTCAAACTGCGAACCGTGAACCGTTGCCGATTCCGATGCCACACACCATAAACCCAACGAAAACCAAATTGCAAGTCATTCACCGCACGCCTTTTATTGCGCCTGTTTTCCTACGCATAATGCACACCAAAATTCACACGCTAAACACACGGTGAACCGCAAGCCCATATACCCATCGGTAACCAAGCCTCGGTTCGGACCTCGGCTCACGCCCCCGTCACACACGCATTATGAGGCGAGGCATAATTTTTGGTGGCACTTTATGGGGCAATTCATAATGCGAAATCCATAATCCAACCTCGTGCAGCCACATGGCACATGGCACAGGGGAGCATGGGGGGGTACGCCCCTATGTGTATTTATTTATATAAGGAGGTAGAGCCGATTTGTGAAAATTTTATATGAAGGCTAGTAGCCGTAATATAGTCTTTGATGATTATGAATTATCTCAGCCATTTTTGTCGCTTGTTCTGGTGTAGCAAATTTACCTAGGTGTTTTCCTGTAGCAATATATTGTTGGATTGCTTCTTCATCTGTTAGTTGTGCGGGGCGACCATTTTTTATACCTATTGTTGGTAATAGTACTTCTTTTCCGTTAATGTTTGTGGACATGGAACGAACTGTTGATATGCTTCCATCACGGTTGCGAAGTATTGGTCGTTGCATTAAGTTTATGTTTCCACTATAACCTTCTGGTAGTTTAGGTTTTGGTGGTTTTGGTAGTTTCATTATGATGCTCGTTTTCTTGCTGTCCGTGCTGCTTTAGTGTTCGGTACGAACTGTTTGCCTTTGGCTGTGCCTTCACGCTTCTTTTTTGTGGTAGCAGCATATTCTTTTGATGACAAACTTTCTATAGCCTTCTTTGGCAGGTAGCGTTCGCCTGTTGCTTTGGGTCCTTGTGTGGATGGTTTTCCTGATTTGGTTGTCCATTTTTCGGATGTCCATTTGGTTAAGGATTTTTGTTTGGAGGTTTTGGCTCCTGTGTATCCTCCGCCTGCGGCTTTATATTTTTGGGCTACTAGTTGGGCTTTGCGTGCGGACCATTGTCCTGCTTTACCGCCTTGGGTTCCTGCCATTACTTGGTTTTTGATACGGTTCCGTAATGATGGTTTGGTGTAGTTGTTTGATGGCATTAGCAGTCCCATTTACGCAAAGCCAATGCTTTGCGGGTTGGTCGTCCTTTGGAGTCTTTCATTGGACCTTTCATGCCACCCATTCTGGCACAGAACGATTTGCGTCTTGCCGCTTTTTTAGGGGATTTGGCTGCTGCTTTAGCGGAGACAGGTGGCTTTAATGTGCCACCTGTTTGAGCCTTGTATGAGGCACGACCTTTAGCGTTTAACCCTCCTTTAGGGTTTTTGCCTTCGGCTCTTGTCCATGCTGCGGTTTTCTTGGCAGCCATATTATGGTCGCTTAACCCGCATCTTGTTTTGGTTCTGCCATAGTTGCATCAACATGTTTTCCGCTACTGGTTGCCAGTCACCATCAGAGAACTTCTGTGATATATCACCCTCACTGAGAGCGTCCATCATAGCCTTGACGAACCTCTTAGGGTTCTTGTATTCACGGGCGATGCCTTGTTGACGAATCTTTTTGATGTCACCATCACGCAAATAGAATCGTGCGCCCTGCTTCACTTCAGGGTCATTTGTTGGTGGGCTAGCGTCTTTTGGTTTCATAGTATTTGTCCATTTCATAATCCATGTCGTATTCAAAACTTTCTAAAGTTTTAAAAAATGCTCTCAAAAACAATGCGATACCCAAAAGAGTAACAAACGATGTCCCTAGTATTACCAATAATGTTCCCATAAGCCCTTTTGTCCATGCTAAAACAAGAATATTGTAAACCATCTCTAAGATGGTTTACTCCTTAACCGTACTATTATTGTACACTTCGCCAGTAGGCTCAGTGTACCTATTTATCCTACCCCCCTCCGTAGGTTCCCCCCATCCTTGTTCCCTGCGTTCCCTAGACAAGTTGAATACAAGTTAGGAACATTTCACCTAATGGCATGGACAATATCTTAGACCCACGCCAAGAAAAGTTTTTGAACTGGCTAATGGTCCCACCACCAAACCGTGTGCCATCCTCACAAGAAAAATATGCCATCCTAGAAGGCGTTGACGAAACAACACTACGCCGTTGGAAAAAGAAACCAGCGTTCAAAATGGAATGGGAAAAACGAGTATCCGAACTCCAACAATCCCCAGAACGAACCCAAAAACTACTAGACAACCTGTATGAGCGTGCGTTAGCAGGCGACAACAACTCCGCCAAACTGTATCTACAAGCCACCAACCGTCTAGCCCCAACTCAAGTCCATGTAGAACACTCCAGCAAACCCTCAGAAATCTCTGATGCCGAACTAGACAGCCTCATAGCGTCAGTCGCTCAATCTGAGGTTGAGTCCCGTAAGGAACTAAAAGCACAATAGTGGGTTCAACGATAGAATGTCCGACTTGTGGGTGTGAGTATCCTCCTGTTGCGACCAGATGGCGTTGCCCTGAGTGTGGCTTTAAGGATTCATGCTGTGAGGGTGAACCTAGGAAGATGAGAGATTATGACAACAACTAATGATGCGATGTTTGAGGCTCTAGCAGGGTCATATCCATCATCAGGTCAAACATTGGGTGACTTGTTGTACGCTTTCTGGTCTGAAAAAGGTTTACAGTATCGTGGTACTTTGGCTTATGAGTTTTATGTGGCGCAGGGTGCTACGGGCGCAACTCTAGGAGATTTGGCAAACGATTACTTTGTACGGGTTTACCCGTTGGAGTTTGATTTTCTTAATTTTACTATTGATGACGCTGATGAGTGGTTAGAATTACAGGTTTTTGACCGTTATGATACGGTTGAACAGCAAATATACAGTTTAATTTGGTAAAGGAACAAAAGGAATACTATTATGGCAACAACATTTAGCAAAACACTTCTTAGTGGTTCAACAGACGGTAAAGGCATTAAAGTTGCCGCTACCGCTACTGCTGGTACGACTATTCATACTGGTTCAACTAACACATCAGTGCTTGATGAAATCTGGTTGTATGCAGTTAACACTTCAGCCTCGGATGTTAAACTTACGATTGAATGGGGTGGTGTTGCTTCACCAGATGACCACATTGAATATACGGTTAAGGCTGAAAATGGTCTATATTTGATTGTTGCTGGTAACCTAATTAAGGGTAATGCTACTGCGCTTGTTGTTCGTGCATTTGCTGCAACAGCCAATGTTATCGTAATGCACGGATATGTTAACCGTATAACAACAGTTTAAGGTCATCTTAGATGCCTAATGTCGTAAAAAATCTTGCTGGTGGTAAAGCCATTAGTGGCGGAGCCTTGCAACCCCGTGGTCGCCGTGGTAACACGGCTCAGGTAGCCGCTTATTGGGCTGGTGGTGGTGCAAATCCTCCTGCGCTTGTAGAGGTTCTTGCGGCTGGTGGTGGTGCTGGTGGCACACCTTGGCTTGGTGGTCTATCTGGCTATGATGGTGGTGCTGGAGGTAATACAACTGCCAACCTTTCTACCCCAGTTGTTGGTGGCACTCAATATACAATTACTGTTGGTGGTCAATCTGGCACATCGTCTGCGGTTCTTGGTGCAACTGTAAGTGCAACTGGTGGAACAAGTAGAACAAGCGGTAACGGTGCTGGTGGTACTGGAACTGCTTCCCTCGGCGGCGGAGGAAATGGTTCTGCGGGTTCATCGGCTGCTTCAACAATAACTGGTGTTTCCAGAGGTCACGGTGGTGGTGGTGGCGGTGGTGCTAGGCGTGGTGCTGGTGGCGGTGGTGGTTCTGGTAGCGGCGGTGCTGGTGGAACAGATGGTGGTCTTGTCACAGGCGGTGGTGGTGGAAGAAGTGGCGGCGGTGGCGGTTCTGCTGACCCAAATATTTGGGGTGGCGGCGGTGCTGGTGGTGGCGGTGCTGGAGAAGTAATTATTGCTTATCCACAATCATTTGATATTGCTTCCGCAACAACGGGAAGCCCAACATACAGTAGTACATCTCGTAGCGGATATCATGTTTATATTTTTACTGGCAGTGGGACAATAACTTTCTAATGGCATATTTTGCAGAACTAGATAATAACAATATTGTGGTCAATGTTATTGCCGTACACAACAACGAGTTATTGATTGATGGAGTTGAAAGTGAACAAAAGGGAATTGATTTTTGTAACACTATAAAGCAAAGTAAATGGGTACAATGTTCTTTTAATCATAGGATTCGTAAAGAATATCCAAGTATTGGTTTTACTTATGATGAATTAGCAGATGAATTTGTCCGTTGGCAACCTTTTGCTTCTTGGACTTTAGATTCTAATAATAATTGGCAACCACCAGTACCAAAACCAGAAGGTTATTTTTATTGGAATGAAGAATCATTGTCATGGCTTCCAATTCCAGACGCTGGATAATTTTTGTTCCAGTAGCCTTATTGGCATTATGGTCATCGGTTGCTAAAGCGGATGTTCAGCAGGGGCTGAACACAAGTTATTACACCATAAATGAAATACCACCTTTTCAATCTGATGGTGTATATCCGCTTTGTGGTTCCGAAATAGAAAATAACATTAACCGCAGTTATAACGGTGAACCATTTGAGGACTGCACTGACGATTTGTTTATGGTGCATATGACTGGCTTTATAACCATTCCAGAACATAATACGATTGAGTTCTGGCTGGCATCTGATGATGGTGGTGAAATTACTATAGGTAATAACACTTGGGGGTCGTGGACTGACCAAGGTTGTTCGGCATGGGAATCAGGGAACCTACAGTTGCAGGCTGGAGTATTGCCGCTGGAATTGTGGATGTATGAGCATGGCGGTGGAACATGTATAATGTTGGCATGGAAGATTGATAACAACGATTGGGAGATAGTACCTGAATGGGCATTTACAACAACATCCATACCACAGACGACAACGAGTACTACTATTGTTCCCGAAACGACTGTCCTTGCCACCAGCACGACTTCTACGACAGTTCCAGAAACCTCAACATCAACCACCAGCACAACGACCAGTACGACATCTATTTTAACTACGACAACAACTAGTTCTTTTTTAGCACAGACAACAACCACGCTAGAACTAACGCCACAAACATCAACATCTATTTCACCTCCTCAAATATCCGAGCCAGAACCTGTTGATACTTCTGTTCCTGTAGAGCCAGAACCAACCGAGACAGGGACCACAAGCACATCAATAGAGGAACCCATGCCAGAGGTGACGCTTCTACCAGAAACAACCACAACAACTGAACCAGAGATAACAACGACTGAAGCACCTGAAGATACTACCACAACCTTAGAGCCAGATTTGGAGCCAAATTTAGAGCCATTGGCAGAGGAAGAAGTAATTGCTCTGATTGCTGAAGCAACCACTATTGAGGAATTACAAGAAGCCTTAGAGGAGTTAACACCTGAACAAGTTGAACAGGTTGTTGATGAAATCCTAAGTCAGGAACAACCTAGTCAGGAGCAGGCTGTGGCTTTAGCCACAAGCCCAGAAGTTTTGTCTGTTATTAGCGTGGACAATGCAGAGAAGGTGTTTGAGGCGTTGCAGGTTGATGAGTTGACTGTTGAGCAGGTTTCTGAATTGATTGAGGCTGTTCAGTCTGCCCCTGAGGATATTCGTACACAGTTTGAAACCAGTATTGACATCTTTGCCTCGGACCTAGGGGATTATGTTCCTGTGGGTTCTAATGTGCCTGTTGATACTCGTAGAACCCTTATTGCTGTTGCTGCTGGTGCAGCAATGGCTGCTGTTGGTTCTAGGAAGTTCCCATAGAACAATTAGCCTATTAAGGTGAAAAGGTTTTTTTCTGAGATTCATGGTCTTACTTGGACTTTGGCTGGAACAGGCATGGTTTTAATTACCCTGTCTGGCAATACCCGTTCTTTGGGTTGGCAAATTACCCTAGTAGCATTAACCGTACACCTTGTTGGTGTATTTATTAAGGAGAAAAATGAATAAGGCAAAAGATATTGCAGGAAGAATTGTTGCACTTTTTCTTACCAACGCCCTTGGCGTGGTAACTGGTGCTGCAATTATTGCCCCAGACCTAGAAGTATGGAAGTCGGCTCTTATCGCTGGCGCAGTATCCATTTTCAAGGTTGCAGAACAACTTGCAAAGGCAAGCATTGATGGTGTTCTTACCAGAGATGAAATTAATGCAGCGTTTGGTGCAACCCCTAAAAAGATTGCAGCCAAGAAAGTTGTTAAGGCTGTAGCCAAGTAATGAAACTGTTTATCACCCCCGTTAAATCTTGCCAGCATCTAAAAGGTAAAAAACCGTCTGAGGTTCTCCCTAGCATGCTTCGTAAGGTTTCGGGTGGTGGTAAATTAGAGTTGTGTGCGGCTGATGCGTGGGAAGCGATGGTTGCTGCTGCTAAGGTTGATGGCATAAAGTTATCTCCCAGTAGCGCAGGGGACATGTTCCGCAGTATCGCACAGCAAACCGCAGGTTTTGTACAAAGGTATCAGAAGGAACCTATTGCTGGTGCGGTGACACGCACTTGGAATGGTGTTAAATGGTATCTTAAAAAAGGTTTTGCACCTTTAGCGGCTCCTAATGATGACCCAAAGAATTGTTCTAAACATATGTTGGGTATTGCGGTGGATGTCGCTGGTGCTAATGGTAAGATTTTGGAATGGATGTTTAATAACATTGCTAAGTTTGGTTTTAGTTGGGAAGTAGTTCCTGCCGAACCTTGGCATATTCGTTATGTTGCAGGTGATGCTACACCTGAAGCCGTTGTGGCTTGGAAGGAATCTAGCAAGTAATATCCCCGATGTGCAATTGTTTGCACAGATAGGAAATTATGAAGAAATTTTTTGTTATCTCATTAATTATTGGCATGTTTTTTTCACCCACCAGTGTTTCTGCAAAGAAACCACTGAACCTCAGGTGTCCAGAAATGGAGGGCATTACTCGCATTATTGCAGATAGCGATAAAATGATTCTTCAAGTGGACTATATTATGTGGCGTGAATCCAGATGTAAATCTAAGAACATTAACCGCAAGGACCCTAATGGTGGTTCGGTTGGGTTGTTTCAGATTAACAAGTTTTGGTGTAAACCAAACCGATACACGAAACAGGGTTTCCTTCAGGATGCTGGTGTACTAAACAAATGCCATCAACTTTATAATCCTGTTGTCTCTGCTAAAGCCTTTATGGCTATTTATGATTATGCTCATAATCGTTATGGTGATGGTTTCGGTCCATGGGGTGGTGAACCTAAGTGGATTTAAACGCACTTATAAATGAAAAAGAGTGGAGGAAATGTCGTGGTCCTGAGAAGGCAACGATTGAGCAACAACTGGAGGCTTTCACATATTTTTGTGAAACCTTTTGGTGTATTAAACATCCTGAGAAGGGTCGTATAAAGTTTAATTTGCGTGACTCGCAAATTGACACAGTTAAAACTTGGATGTCAGAGCGTTACACAATTGTGTTGAAAGCCCGTCAGATTGGGTTTTCTACTTTGGCTGCCGCATACGCTTTCTGGTTGGTGTTCTTTGCTCCTGACCGTTTTGTTGTTATGTTGTCCCGTACCGAGCGTGAATCTGTAAAGTTGCTTGCCAAGAGCAAGTATGGTTACCGTTTTATTCCACAATGGATGAAAGAGCGTGGACCTAGACAGACTACTGACCATCAACTTAAAATGATGTTTGATAACGAGTCTGCTATTGAGTCGCTACCATCGGGCAGCGACCCTGCTCGTGGTGAGTCGGTGTATTTGGTTATTGTGGACGAATGGGCGTTTTTACCTAACCCTGAGGAAGCGTGGGCTTCTATTGAACCTATTACCGATGTCGGTGGTCGTGTTGTTGGTTTGTCCACTGCTAATGGTTCAGGAAACTTTTTTCATCAACTGTGGGTTGGTTCACAAACAGGGTCAAACAAGTTTAAAGGAATCTTTTATCCTTGGGATGCTGATGGTGAGCGTAACGAAGATTGGTATGAGGCTAAGAGCCGTAACATGCAATCTTGGCAGATGCACCAAGAATATCCACGCTTCCCTGAGGAAGCGTTCATCAAATCAGGTAACCCTGTTTTTGATATTGACATGTTGAACAGCATGGAATCAGAGGATGGTCATGTTGGTTACTATCATTTGTATTCTGATGGTAATGGTGAGTTCCGTTTTCAAGAAAACGGTGAACTAGAAGTTTGGTCCCATCCTGAAACTGGTGGAACATATGTGATTGGAGCCGATGTCGCTGAAGGACTTAGTTATGGTGACTACAGTTCCGCCCATGTGGTTGACGCAGCCACAGGGCTAGTGGTTGCTCATTGGCATGGACATATTGAGCCTGACTTGTTTGGTGAACTGTTGGCTGAAATTGGTTGGTGGTACAACACGGGTTTGTTGGGTATTGAAAGCAACAACCACGGTCTGACAACCTTGAAGGCTGCACAGAAGCATGGTTATAAGAATCTTTATAAGCAACGCCGCCTTAATGCTGTCCGTGCTGACCCTAGTGATGTGTTGGGTTGGAGAACCACATCCTCTAGTAAGCCGTTGGCTATTGACGAACTTAGTGCCGCTATCCGTGATGAGGGTATAATCATATTGTGTGCTAAGACTTTGGGCGAGTTGCGAACATTTGTTCGCAAGGAGAATGGTCGTATGTCTGGTAGCCCACATGATGACAGAATTATAAGTTTGGCTATCGCTAATCAGATGTTGAAGTATGTTTGGTTGCCTGAATATCGTGGTGATGTTTCTTTGCCAAAGAATAGTTTAATGTGGTGGGAGCAACACCTTTTTAGTGGTCAGGGTGAGAATCGGATGTTTCTTGGTTCCCATAATGTGAGAAAACGAACACCTTTTTAATCTTAGGAACAGATTCAGTACTATTATGATGTTTAAATGCACAAATTGTGACAAAACCTTTGTTTCAGACGAACTTCCCCGCAGGGGCGAAGTTTGTTTTGCATGTCATATTAAAACCGTCAGATTGGGATTCACTTATGGTAAAGAAGATTTTCATGGTCCTACTGTCGCTGAGCGTCAGCGTCAAACTGTGGAACAGGCTAAAATCAACGGGTACAACGCCGAGCCAGTTACGAACTGGATGTAATGAATCATGCTTTCATCCGTATGGGTCCCAATCATCGTTGCCGTCATCATGGGACCAGTCGTGGTTGTCTTACAAAAACTTCGTAAAGAAAACACCGACCAACACGCACAAGGGCAAGTCCTTCTTCGGGTTATCGGGTCTAAGGTTGACAAAATAGGTAGCAAACTGGATAACCACATTGGTTGGCATGAAGGACAAAAAGATGGCGAGTAAAAAACGAGGAATAGATGACATCATCAAACCTATTAAAGGTGAGTTGCGTCTATATGTAAACAAATCTTTGAAATCCGCATATAAGGCTGGTAACACAAAGAAGGCTAGAGATAATGCTGTTTGGTGGGCTAAAGATGCTTACAAGGCTCATTATGGAACTACAAAAGGTTTTAGTCAGGCGTTTGAAAAGGCTGAGCGTGAACTCGCTGCCAAGCGTGTTGCCTCAAAGGCTAAGAATGTTAGAAGGACAAAATAATGGCTAAGAAATCAGCAGCAGACCAACTTAAAGCATACAAGCAACGCTTAGAAGCATCTAAGCGTTGGCGTAAAGACGAAGGTTATGATGCTGTTTGGCGTAGGCTCACAGACCTATATAAAGGTCATCAATATGAGGACTATCGTGACGAGGACAGACTGCTAGTTAATATTGCTTTTGCAACTGTTAACATTATTGCCCCAAACATTTCAGTTAACTTCCCTAAGATTGCTGTTAACGCTGTTAAACCAGAAAACGCAGCCAACGCTGTCATCGCTGAAGCGGTTGTCAACTATTGGTGGAAGCATCGTGATATCCGTACCGAGTTCCGCCGTGCAGTAAAAGACTCTTTGATTTGTGGTCATGGTTGGATTAAGAGTGGATACCGTTTCGTTGAAGAAGAAGCAGTTGGACAGGAAACAGAAGTATCTGACCCTGTAGAGGGTGGAGAAATGACATCCACAACCATAATCCTAGAGGACAGCCCTTTCGCAGAGCGTGTAAGTCCTATGGATGTGTTCGTGGACCCTGATGCCACCAGCATGCGTGACATCAAATGGATTGCTCAGCGTATCCGCCGACCAATCCATGATGTGAAACATGACAAGCGTTACACCAAAGTTGCTAGGGACGAAGTGCAAGTTATGGCTGTTAGCCGTTATGCCGATGACCCAAGCCGCAAAAAGATTAACGACAAAAATGAAGGTTACGCCGAAATTTTTGAGTTCTATGATGTTGCCGCAAAATCAATGAGTGTGTTCTGTGAAGGTGCAGAAAACTTCTTGGTCAAGCCAATCCCAATGCCATACTCGTTTGGTCAGCCGTTTGTTATGTTGCGTAATTATGATGTCCCTGACCATTTTTATCCTATTGGCGATTTGGAATCTATTGAACCTTTGCAAAAAGAGTTGAATGAAACCCGAACCCAAATGATGAATCACCGTAAAAAGTATTCACGCAAATACCTGTATAAGGAATCGGCGTTTGACAATATGGGTCGCCAAGCATTGGAGTCTGATGACGACAATGTGATGGTTCCAGTAATCAGTGACGAAGCCCTGAGTGGTGTTGTAGCGAACTTCCCTGCTGTAATTAACCCACCAGATTTCTATGACCAAACCTCTACCATCATTGCTGACATTGACCGTGTATCAGGTGTATCAGAAATTCAGCGTGGCGGAACCAGCGAAATTCGCCGTACCGCAACCGAGTCCGCTTTGGTGCAAGACGCAAGCAATGCTCGTACTGCTGACAAGTTGGCTATGGTTGAACAAGCCATCAGCGAAGTAGGTCGCCGTATGGTTGCCTTGGCGCAACAATACATGTCAGGCGAACAAGTAGCCCGTATTACAGGTAAAGATGGTGAGCCTGTTTGGGTTCAGTTTGACCGTGACTATTTGGAAGGTGACTTTGACTTTGAAGTAGTTGCTGGCTCAACACAGCCAAACAACGAATCTTTCCGCCGACAGATGGCACTACAGATGGTTGACGCTATGGCTCCGTTCGCTGGAGCAGGAATCATAGATATGGGCAAACTTGCCGCCTATGTGTTGCAACAGGGCTTTGGTGTTAAGAACCCTGACGAGTTCATAATGCAACAGCAACCTCCTATGGCTCCTGAGATGGGTGGTGCTGGCGCACCACCAATGCCACCAGAACCCCCTCCTGTCCCTGCTGAACAAGGTGCTGGTCCCTTAACTGGTGACCCTGCCATGTTGCAAGCGATACTTGCACAGCAAGGACAGATGCCGCCAATGGCATAAAGGAACAGCAATTTCATATGTAGAGCAACCAACTAGGACTCTAGGAGAAATAACATAATGAGTGATGAACTCGTAACAACATCGTCTGTGGAACCCGAAGGGTCACCCGTTACAGAAGGTGTTTCAGAAAGCCCAAGTACACCAGTTTTATCTGTTGAGGAATATTCTAATTATAGAGTTCCAATCAAATTAGATGGTGAGGATTTGGAAGTACCTCTAAGTGAGGCACTCGCTGGTTATCAACGCCAAGCAGATTATACTCGTAAGACGCAAGAACTTGCACAGCAAAAAGAACAGTTTCAATTTGCTACTGCACTTCAATCGGCTTTAGATAATGACCCTGCCGCCACGATTGACCTGTTGAGCAAACATTATGGTATCAGCCGTCAGGCTGTTAACGAAATGATTGCTGATGGTGAAGATTTTGATTCTTTGGACCCTACGGAACAAAAGTATCGGGAACTTGACAAGCGTCTTGCATCGTTTGAGGATTATCAATCCAAACAGGAAATTGAGCGTGAAGTTCAACGACTAAAGTCCAAATATGAGGATTTCAATATCAATGAAGTTGTTACAACCGCTTTGCGGATGAACTCAACGGATTTGGAAGGCACATACAAGCAGATGGCGTTTGATAAAATGATGGCAAAAGCAGAACTAGAACGGCAAGCCCGTGAAGTCCAACAACAGAAAGAAAACTCTTTGTTGGAATCCAAAAGGCAAGCCAGTGTGGTATCGGGTGGTTCGTCCGCTACGGCTAACACAACTAGTGAAACTTTTGAACCCATTACATCAGTCGCTGAGGCTTGGGCAGCAGCCAAGCGTTCTATGGGCGCAAAATAAAAACTACTACATTCTTTTAGGAGAACATAATGTCTAATGCAAACTTTGATGCGTTGCTCAGTACAACGCTCGCAAACTATCGTGACCAACTCACGGACAACATCTTTACGGCACGCCCGTTGACCTACTTCCTTCAGGATAAGGGTCGCATCCGCATGCTTAACGGTGGAACCAAGATTGTTGAGCCACTCATCTACGGTGAAAGTACAACTGTTAAGTCGTACAGTGGTTATGACTCAATCTCGTTGACCGCACAAACTGGCATCACGGCTGCTGAATACGATTGGAAGCAGTACGCTGCATCAATCGCAATTAGCGGTATTGAAGAAGCCAAGAACAACGGTGAACAAGAAATCATCAACTTGTTGGAAGCCAAAATCATGCAGGCTGAAGAATCAATGCGTGAAGGTTTCAACCGCATGTTCTACGCCGATGGAACTGGCAACAGCAACAAGGACTGGAACGGTCTTGGAAACCTCGTTGAAGCATCAGGAACCGTTGGCGGTATCAACCGTGCAACAGCAGGTAACGAGTACTGGCGTTCATACGAGGAAAACACCGCAACAGCGTTGACCCTCGCACAAATGTCAACTGCTTACAACAGCGTTTCTGTTGGTAACGACCACCCAGACATGGTTCTCACAACCCAGACTCTGTTTGAAAAGTACGAAGCATTGTTGCAACCACAGTTGCGTTACACCGACACCAAGACCGCAGATGCTGGATTCCAGAACCTGTTGTTCAAGGCTGCTCCTGTTGTTTACGATGAACATTGCACCGCAGGTATTGTGTACTTCTTGAACAGCAAGTACCTAACCTTGGTTGGTCACTCAGGCAAGTGGTTCTCACAAACCGAGTTTGTTCGTCCTGAGGACTTGGATGCCCGTTATGCACTCATCATGTGCTACGGAAACCTCACCTGCCGTAACGCTGCAAAGCAAGGCAAGTTGACGGCTAAGACAGCCTAGTTAACCAATCCGATAGTGGGGGCGCAAGCCCCCATTATCATAATAAAAAAAACACAAAATTCAAAAATTTAGGAGAATGATATGCCACTTATTTCAAACACTAGCGGTGCAATTGACCGTACCCGTCTTGCAGACTGGGCAACCAAAGAAGAAAAAGTAACCGTAGTAGCAGCAACAGACGCAGCAACCGTACAGGTAGCAGCAACTCTTGCTGGTGCAGCACGCACACTATACACGATGACACCAACAGCGTCCCGCACTTTGACCACACCAACTGGTGCGGAACTTGGTGCAGCGTTTGGTGACGAAGCAGTTGGTTCAAGTTTCCAATTCACCGTTGTTAACGCAGCCGCAGCAACCCACCCAATCGTGGTAACTGCTGGAGCATCGGGTGTAACCCTTGTTGGTGTAGCAGCAACCTTTTCGGTTGCAGCCGCTTCATCAGCATCGTATGTTGCAGTGTTCACTGCCGCAGACACGGTTTCAATCTACCGAGCATAATCCCCACTAGGGAACAAATTGATAATGGTGGGGAGCAGAAACTCCCCACCATTATTCTATCTAGGAGCATTTATGAC